TTAAGATCTTGAGCGAATTCTGGAGTCCATTGTGCTTTTAACTTACGAGTCTTAGCAACAATCGCCTCAGAAGCAAGTTTTACGTCGATTTCTGGGATAGTGATTGAAGTATCAACTGCAGCAGTAGAATCAGCTTCGAAATCTCCGCGATCGTTATCTACTGGTTGTTTGTGATAAAGTACTGATCCGTTGAATGGATTAGCTACTGTAAGATCAGAAGACTTAACAACGAATGTTACGTTATTTCCTGATACTGTAGTGTACTTAGCGTAGTTAGTTACGTTAGTTGAACCTGAAAGTAGTTGGAAAGCTCTTACACCTAAAGTATCAAAGTTAGTACTTGACATATCAACTGTTACTGTGATGAAGTCTCCAGGATTAACTCCGTTTTCGTAAGCGATAGAAGCAGAAGTTGCAGATCCTGTAGCGTTAGAAGTTACAGCTAATGTATTTTGGTTAATAGAGTATCCAAATTTACCAGCTCCGTAAAGACCACCATCTACATCAGTATCAACTCCAATTTTAGCAGAAGCAGAAGAAACGTTACCGTACATGTTGTCTCCGTCAGCACGGCCGTTAGTTGCAGTTCCATACTTGAAGTCTAGATAGAATACTAGTCCTGAAGGAAGGTTCATTGGTTGAACAGATACGAAATCTTGAGCTACGATTTGAGCGAATACCTTACGTACTAAAGGTAGAGCTACTCCAGCCCATTGCTCACCAGCGCCAGCAGAGAATGATCCTCCACCTACGTTAGTTGAGTTAGCTTCTGCTACGATTTGCTTAGCTTGGTTCTCTAGGATTACTGCCATGTTGTTAGCAACTCTTTCATCCTGGATACCTTCTAATAAACCTGAAGCAGACCACTTCTCTGCTAATTTAGCAGAGTCAGCTTGCATACTTTTATAAGTATTCGAGCTTTCTAATAGGTTATTTAATTCCATTTTTGTTTTTTTTAGAAAAGATTATTTAATAATTCCGGCTAATTTTTGCATTCTAAGGACAGCTTCTGAAAGTACAATCTGATCTGCTGGTTTAGCAGCGGTTGTTCCTGTAGCTTTAGATGCCATTCCTTTTACTTTAGCTTCTGAAACATTTTCCTTTTTAGTAGTAACTACATTTTCAGAAACGGTTTCAAATACTAATTTTACTTCTTTTACTGTTTCAGCCTTGTCGAAAGCAGCAATAATGTTTACTTTTTGAGACTCAGTTAATGAGTTAGCTTTGAAGATTTTGTTTACATAAAGAAGTTTAGAGTTCAATAAGTTTACTTCAGAAAGTTCAGACTTAAGACTTTCGATAGTCTCAAGAGCTTCTTTTAAAGTATCGTTAATGTTTTTCTCTTTAGAATCTGATTCAGCAGGTACTTCGTTAGCAGCAGGTCCTTCTGCAGCTTCTTCCATAGCTTCATCTTCTTCTTTTTTACCTTCTTCTACTTCTTCTTCGTTTACTCCTTCGAGTTCTCTAAGTAGTTCGTCTAGGTCGATTTCTTCGTCATCTGCAGCTGGTTCTTCGATTGCTTCAGGCTCATCACCTAAACCTTCGATATCACCTGCATCTAAGTCAGCACCTAGTTCTTCTTCTCCGGCTCCCATTTCTTGCGAAATAATATCACGGATAAGATCTTTGAATTGGTCAACACTTAAGTCTCCCAAGTCCTCATCGCCTTCTACTTCTTCAGCTTCGTCTTCAGATTCTTCTGAATCATCCTCTGCTTCTTCTTCGTCGGCAATTTCTTCTTCTTCAGCTTCACCAACTGGTTCTACTTCTGTTAGTTCTTCTTCAATTGCTTCGTCTTTTTCTTCTTTAGAGTGGTCCATCTCCTCTAACTCTTCTTCGATCTCGTTTACTACTTCTTCTTCAACAGATTTATCTTCCATTTCTTGAAGCTTAGCAGCTAACATATCTTTTAAGTGTGGAGTCAACGATTCTTCTAAAGCTTCTTTTGCGTTAACAATAGCAGCCTCACGAACAGATTTAGCCTCAGCAATAGCTTGCTTGAACAAATCTTTGTTTGACATTTTTAAAAAATTGTGAATTTTCGTGCGATTATTTAGAATCGCAATATGAAGTTAATTTTTCTTTAAATACAGTATAAGGAAC